GTCAAGGCAGGCGCGGCACACGGCGCACGCATAGCCAACGCACGACGCAGAACACAACGCGCAACCACACGAATCAGGACAGACCTACCACGATGGTAGGGGGGTGGGTTCGCGACGTAATGTCCCTGAGCACGTTTTCGATAGGTCCGCTGGGCGTGTCCTGGGACGGCGAGGAGGTCTCGCGTGACTAAGACGTGCGTGGTGTGCGGGAAGACGTTTGAGGCGAAGCGGGCGGTTGCTAAGTATTGCCCGGGTGGGGTGTGTGGGAAGCGGGCGCAGCGGGGTCATGTCCGGGTGGTTGCGTCGGTGTCGACGTTGCCGCCGGTGGATGGGTCGACGGTGGCGCAGGTGCGGGCTGAGCTGGCGTCCGTGGACCGGGTTGATACGTATTTGGGTGCTGCGGCGTTGGCGTTGGCCGGTCGGATCGATAACGCGACTGCGGTGATGGGGTTCGCGGCGTTGGTGCGCGAGTTGCGGGTGACGATGACTGCGGCAATGGAGGGCGCTCGGCATGACACTGACGCGCTCACCGACATCCGCAGTTCCGCCGCGCTCAAGCTCATCCGCCCCGCCTGACCTCGTCGCGCCGGCGTACCTGTCGGTCCCGGACGGGTACGACCCGAACCGGACGTTGGGGCCTGAGGTCGCGGCGGTGGCGACGTTGGCGGGGTTCCCCCCGGATCCGGAGCAGCGGTTCCTGCTGGACGTGTCGTTCGCGTTGGATAAGCGCGGCAGGTTCCTGATCTTCGAGACGGTGCTGATCGCGCCGCGGCAGAACTTGAAGACGGGGTTCGAGAAGCAGCGGGCATTGGGGAAGTTGTTCGTGTGTGACCGGCCGTTGGTGGTGTGGTCGGCGCACGAGTTCGACACGTCGCGCCGGGCGTTGCTCGATGTCGAGTCGATGATTGACGGTTCGGATGTCCTGCGTAAGCAGGTCCGGCTGACCGCTCGGGGGAACGTGGCGTCGCACGGCGCGGTCCCTGAGATCACCCTGAACTCGGGTGCGACGTTGGCGTTCAGGACCCGTACTGCTGGTGGCGGGGCTGGTCTGACCGGTGACGATCTGAGCGTCGATGAGGCGTGGGCTGCGCAGCCGGGGCAGATGGGCGTGATCCTGCCGATCATGCTGGCCCGGCCTAACTCACAGGTCGATTTCCTGTCCTCCGCGTGCCGGCCGGAGTCGGCGTACCTGTTCGATCTGGTGCAGCGTGGCCGGGCCGGTGGCGGCCCGCGGATGTTCTACGCGGAGTGGTGCGCGCCACCACCGGAGCAGGTGTGCGATCTCGGCGAGAAGTGTGACCACCGCCGGGCGACGGTGGGTTGCGGGTGTGACAAGCCGGAAGTGATCGTGCTCGCGCATTCTGCGGTGACCCGTGGCCGGATCGAATTGCAGAAGGTCACGGATCTGCGACGGACGATGCCTGAGGATGAGTTCCCCCGCGAGATCATGGGCTGGCATGAGGAGCCCGTCGGGGGGCTCGTCGCTATCCCCGCCGCAGCGTGGGCGGCGCGGGCTGGTGCGGATGGGCGGCCGGATGGCCCGGTGGCGTTCGCCATGTCGGCGTCGTGGCCGAACGCCGACATGGGGTCGATCGCGATCGTCGGGCGACGCGGCGACGAGGTGTACGCCCAGGTCGTCGCGCACCGCCCAGGCACGTCGTGGATGCCGGCCCGGGGGAAAGAGCTCGCCGAGAAGCACAAGCCGGTCGCGGTGGTCCTGGACGACAAGGACCCGGCCGCGTGCGAGAAGACGGCGCTGATCGAGGCGTTGAAAGGGACCGGTGTCGAGTTGACGTCACTGTCCACGACCGAGGCGACGCAGGCGTTCGGGATGGTCATCGCCGCCGTGATGGGTGATGCCCCGTATCTGCGGCACTACGACCAGGCCGAGCTGAACGCTGCGGTGGAGTCGGCATGCAAGCGGGAGGTCGGAGACGCCCACACGTGGGTCCGGAAAGGCCCCGACGACATCAGCCCCATCGTCGCAGTAACCCACGCCACGTATGGGCTGGCAACGGCAGCCAATACCCAATTCTTCGCCTCGTGGCGATAAAGGAGAGGCGACACAGTGACGGTTCTGGAGCACGTGCCGCTCGAGCGGATCAACAGCGAAGCCCGGCAGGTCCATTTCGGGCGGCTGCTACTGACGCTGATCGCCGGCCTGTTCTACGGCCTCGGCTGGATCGCGGCAAAGGTGTTCCTCGCGCTGATCTGGATAGGGGTGGCGATCAAGGTCGGCTTCGTGGAAGGCCGGAAGGCCACGCATGGCGCTCCTGGATAGGGTCGCTGCTGCGCTGCCCGGGTCGGAGTCCCGCTCCAGCATCGACCAGTGGGTCAGTGAGTACCTGATCCCCGCGTCGTGGCAGCAGTTCTCCTACGGCGGCACCACGTACCCGCTGGGCGTGAACACGTCCTACGGGCCGGTGCGGGCGCAGGAGATCGACCGGTCGCTGCCGGGGTTCGCCGCGGCGCTGCGGCGGTGCCCGCCGGCGTTCGCCGCGCAGATGGTGCGGGCTCAAGTGATCTCGCAGGCCCGGTTCACGTTCCGGAACCGGCAGTCGTCCCCGTCGCCGAGGCGCACGTTCGGTAACCGTGACCTGAACGTGCTGGAGCGGCCGTGGACGAACGCCACCACCGGTGAACTGTTGACCCGGATGGAGTGGCACGCCGGGCTGGCGGGGAACGCGTACGTCACGAACTACACCCCGGGCCGGCTGCGGGTGCTGCGCCCGGACTGGGTCGCGATCGTGTACGGGTCGCAGCGCGAACCCGACGACCCGGCGCACGCCCTGGACGGGGAAGTGGTCGGCTACGTCTACCAGAACGGCGGCATCTACTCCCAGCAGGGCACGCAGCCGACGATGCTGTCCCCGAGCGAGGTGGCGCACTGGTCGCCGCTGCCGGATCCGTTGAACGCCGGGATCGGCATGTCGTGGATCACCCCGGCGATCCGGGAGATCCAAGCCGATGTGTTAGCGACGGAGCACAAGATTCGGTTCTTCGAGAACGGCGCGACCCCGAATCTCGTCGTGAAGGGCCTGACGGCTGCGTCGCGTGAGCAGTTCAACGAGATGGTCGACATGATGGAGGAGAAGCACGCAGGGATCCGCAACGCGTACAAGACGCTGTACCTGACCGCGGGCGCGGACGCGTCGGTCGTCGGCGCGGACCTGAAGCAGATCGACTTCAAAGAGGTCCAGGGCGGCGGAGAGTCCCGCATCTCGTCGCTGTCCCGGGTGCATCCGGTGATTTTGGGTCTGTCGGAGGGGTTGAAGGGGTCGGCGCTGAACGCCGGGAACTTCGGGATGGCCCGCCGCATCTGGGGCGACACGTGGATCTACCCGACCCTGCAGGACCTGTGCCAGTCGCTGGCCCCGCTGGTGAACGTCCCCGGCGACGCCGAGCTCTGGTACGACACCGGCGACATGCCGATCCTGCGGGAGGACGCGAAAGACGCAGCCGAGATCGCGCAGATCAACGCTACGACGATCGCGAACCTCGTCAAAGAGGGCTTCACGTGGGACTCGTCGGTCGCTGCGGTCAACGGCCAGGACATGGCGCTGCTTAAGCACACGGGGCTGGTGTCGGTGCAGCTGCAAGTCCCCGGCGGCCCCGCTGGGCTTGCACCGGAGCAGGCTGCCGCCCGCAACCTCGTCGAGATGATCCAGAAGGTTTACCTCGGTGTCGACGTCGTCCTGAGCGAGGACGAGGCCCGGGCGCTCCTCAACCAGGCCGGCGCGAAACTCCCGATCCCGGGCCCCGGATTCGCCGATGCGCAGCCGCTGGCCGCACCGGTTCTCTCGAACGGAAAGGCGAACGGATGACCGACGTTCTTGACCGTGAGGCGATGACCGCCGCAGGGTTCAACGACCTACCCGACTCGGCGTTCGCGTACATCGAGCCTGGCGGCACGAAGGACCCGACGGGGAAGACCACCCCGCGGTCGCTGCGGCATTTCCCCATCCACGACGCGGCGCACGTCCGCAACGCCCTCGCCCGCGCCCCGCAGTCCCCGTTCGGTGACAAAGCCATGCCGAAGATCCTCGCCGCTGCGAAGAAGTTCGGCATCGACGCCGCAGGCAGTAGCAGCAGCTCGCGCCCAACCGAAGGGCTGTGCGTGCGGGCGTTCAACTTCGAGTCCCGCTCGAGCAGCGACGGCCGCACCCTGGAGGGGTATGCGGCGGTGTTCAACCAGGCGACCCGCATCCAGGACTTCGTCGGCGAGTTCGACGAGGTGATCCTGCCCGGCGCGTTCACCCGCACCCTCGAGGGTCGGGCCCCGGTGCTGCAGTTCGAACATGGCCGAGACCCCCGCGTCGGCGCCGTCCCGATCGGCGCGATCGAAGACCTCCGCGAAGACCCGCAGGGCCTGTACGTGCGGGCCCGGCTGTTCGACAACCAGACAGTCGAACCGGTGCGGCAGGCGATCGCCGAGCGGGCGATCACCGGGATGTCGTTCCGGTTCTCCGTCCCCGCCGGCGGCGACACGTGGTCCACCCGCGACGGTGTGGACTACCGGGAGATCAGCGACACCGACACCCGCGAGTTGGGTCCGGTCGTGTTCCCCGCCTACGACCAGACAACCGTGACCGTCAGGTCACTGCTGGCCCAGATGGATCCAGCTGAGCACCGGACGCTGCTCCGTGAGCTCGCTACCGAATTGAGGGCCCTCGACGACGTCACTGGGGTATCCGCAGCGCGGAGCTCGGATCGCGGTGACCGCGGCACGCAGGTGCCACAGGTAACCCAACGGCAGCGCCTCGATGACGGGGCGCTACGACTGCGAGGAATCAAACTATGACTGAGATCCTGGAGGAGCTCCGCGGCAAGGACGCGGACGACCTCAACGACACCACCACCCCCGACGAGCTGCGCGGCAAGACCCCTGAGGAGCTGTCCGCGTTCGTCGAGGTCCTCGACGCGCACCTGCGTTCGATCCACCAGACCGACGAGGGCGAGCTGCGGGACAAGACCCCCGAAGAGCAGAAGGCGTTCGACTACGGCCTGAAGATCCGCGACAAGGCCATCGCGAAGATCGAGGAGAACCGGGCGATCCAGGAAGTGTTCCGCCGCCGGCCGAAGGCCGTCGAGCAGGCCATGTTCCACATCACCCACGGCAAGGACGACGCGCTCGGTGACGTGCGGCGCCTCACCAACCCTGAGGCCCGTGACCGGGCGCTGCGGCTCCTCGACGACCGCGAAGCCACGATGCACCTCAACGCGGACGAGAAGGACCAGGTCGCGAAGACGCTGCGGAAGGACCCGCTGATCTCACGGCGGATCCTCGTCACCGAGAACGAGGACTACCGCAACGCGTGGATGAAGCTCGTCACCGAGCCGCACCCGATCCTGACCCCGGAGGAGAACCGGGCCGTGCAGGCCTGGTACGAGTTCCGGGCGATGGCCGACTTCACCACCACCGCGGGCGGGTTCGGCATCCCGGTGTTCATCGACCCGTCGATCATCCTGACGGCGCAGGAGTCGGGGAACCCGTTCCTGGCGATCGCGAAGCAGGTGACGGTCAACACCACGCAGTGGAAGGGTGTGTCATCCGCTGGTGTGACGTGGGCGTTCCAGACGGAGGCCGCGACCGCGTCGGACAACAGCCCGACGCTGGCGCAGCCCACGGTGGCCGTGCACATGGCCCGCGGGTTCATCCCGTTCTCGGTCGAGGTGCAGTCGGACTACCCGCAGTTCGCGTCGGAGATGTCGACGCTGCTCGCGTCCGGCTATGACGAACTGCTCGTCGACAAGTTCACCCGCGGTTCCGGCTCGGGTGAGCCGAAGGGGATCCTGACCGCGTTGTCGGCGACGGCGGGTGACCGGGTGAAGTTCGCGTCCGGCACCGGTGTCTTGACCGCTGCGGACCCGTACGCGGTGTGGAAGGCGTTGCCGCAGAAGTTCCGCCGCTCCGCGTCGTGGCTGATGTCGATCGGCGTGAACAACGCGATCCGGCAGCTCGGTACGGCGAACGTGTTCCACGGCTACACCGTCAACCTGCCCGAGGCGTGGGCGGACCAACTGTTCAACAAGGCGGTCTACGAGTCGCCGTACATGCCCGACTCGACCACGTGGACCACGACCGCGGAGGGGCAGGCCGTTGTCGGCGACTTCTCCAACTTCGTCATCGCAAGGAACGGCGGCATGTCCGTCGAGCTCGTCCCGCAGCTGTTCAACCAGGCGGTAGCGGGCACCGGCGTCGGTATGCCAACGGCTCAGCGCGGTTGGTTCGCATATGCCCGGATAGGGTCGGATGTTGTGAACACCTCAGCCTTCAGATTGTTGGTCGCGAACTCGTAGCAAACACAAGGCGCGAGGCCGGGAGCGTTAACTCCCGGCCTCTAGCCATCAACCTCTATTCGGGAGAGGCAATGACCGTTCGCAAGCCTAAACTGATATTGAGCCTGACATGCGCCAACGGGCCGTGTGGGCAACAGTTCGAGCATGTGAAGACACGCGGCTCGGTCCCGCGGTATTGCTCGGCGACATGCAGGACTGCCGCATGGAGTCATCGCAATCCCGGTTACGACAAGCGGCGCCGGGAACGCGATCTCGATCGGTGGAATGAGCGCAGGCGCGACTATTACCACCGGGACCACGAACAAACGAAGGCCAAGCAACGCCAGCGCTACCGCGAGGTAATTGCACCGCGCCGCAAAGCCGAGCGGGACGAGCAGGCACCCCGAGTGCTAAAGAGAGATCAGCCATGCTCTGTGGGGTGTGGCAATCTCGTTGGCCCGAAGGGCGGCAAAGGCCGCTGCCCACTTTGCAATAATCGTGCCGCCAATGTGCGCCAGAAAGCCGCCCAGATGCCATGTGAGGTTCTTGGCTGCACAAGGTTCGCAGTGCAGAGAGGGACCAAGCTCTGCGACATGCATCGGAGCCGCCTTCGTAACCGCGGAGAGCTTGGTTCCGCGGAGCCGATGCATGAGCCGAAAGGCGCTTGGCATCTCAACAACGATGGCTATCGATCGACGGTGCGAAGCGGGAAACAGATATATGAGCACCGCGAGGTAATGGAGCGGATCCTTGGCCGCCCGCTCCATCCCTTCGAGAATGTGCACCACAAGAACGGGATCCGCGATGACAACCGGCCCGACAATCTTGAGCTTTGGGTGGTGTCGCAACCATATGGACAGCGGCCCGAGGATCTGGCCCGATGGGTCGTCCATTACTACCCGGATCTGGTCGCGTCGGAGATGCGGGCTCGTAAACGTGAACTGAAGTCCGGCCAACTGAAACTGGTGATCTGAATGCCCACTGTGAAGTCCGACGATCCGAAGCCGGAGCCGAAGAAGGCCGAAACGGCGCCGCTGGGCGACGCGGGCGCGTCGACTGACCCGGCGGTACATCAACTGCTCGCGCAGCTCGAAATCCACGAACGTAACGGCGACGAGGACGGCGTCAAGACCGTGACCGTCCGTCTCGCCGACCTCGGCTACCAGGCCTGAACCGACCGATAGGGAGAAGCCGCAATGGATGTTGTGTTCGCGAAAGACACCGGGTCGCTTCCCGCGCCGAATGGGGCGCCAGTGTTCGTTCAGCGTGGCTCCCACTGGCCGGTAGACGACGAGATTGTCCGGGCGAACCCCGGCTGGTTCACCGACGACCCCCGGTATGGGCTGTCGTGGTCGGGGGAGCCGCCAGCGGAGATGGCTGAGCCGCCGGTAGAGGCCGCAACCGCCGCGCCGGGTGAGAAGCGGAACACCCGGCGTGCCTGACACGCACCGACGTGCGCACCGGTAGACGCTCGTCCCTTTTAGCCCGACCAAGATAGGAAGTCGACCATGACCGCGCCAGTTACAGCCACAGTCATACAATCAGGCAGCCTCGATTATGTGGCGCTGACGAACAACACGTCCTCCGACCTACTGGTGGCTACTGCAGTCGATGGGCAAGGTGCGGACAGTCCCTATCCCACCCTCACGGACGCGCTGAATGGTCCTGCATTGATCAATGCAGGACAGACCAAAGGTAGCGAGACGGGAAGCGTCTTCGGCCGGTTTGGGCACGGCTCGATCACCTCGATTGACGTCCTCATCTTCGGAACCACTCGATACAACGTATACAGCGCATGAGCCGAGCCGCCATCGGGTACGTGCACCCGGGCGCGGTGCGCGCAGAGTTCATGCAGTCAGTTCTTGGCGTCGTACGAGACGGCGCGACAGACGTTGAGGACGTCCTAGGCGTACGGTCCGGTGCGAACATCTCCCGCGCGAGGAACCTCCTGGTAGACGGATTCCTTGGATCATGTAGAGCCGAGTGGCTGTGGATGGTTGACTCCGACATGGTTTTCACGGCTGACGCACTCGACGCGTTGATAGGATCTGCCGATCCTGTAGAACGGCCGATAATCAGCGGTCTCTATTTCCGCCCGAGTGACGTCGCCGGTGACGCGCCGGTCCCGGTGCTGTTCGGCTCAGCCGAATTGCCGGAGAATGATTGCGTAACCGTTGATGCGACAGGCGCAGGCTGTTTGCTAGTGCATCGGGATGCTTTCGAAGCGATCGCGAAGCGTTATGATCCGCCCGCGCCGTGGTTCTTTGAGACTATCGAGAACGAGAAATATTACGGCGAAGATGTCAACTTTTGTCGCCGAGCGAAGTCGACAGGGCTTTCCGTCTACGTCAACACTGGCGTCCAAGTAGGACACGTTAAATATGCGACCGTGGGGAAGGTGCAGACGTGGCAGAAGTAGAAATGGCGGAGCCGGATGCGGTGGTGGTCGCCTACGTCCATTCCCGCGAGGTGACCTACTCCTGGCACCACTCGATGATCGAACTGATCGGGTGGGACCTCACCCACCACGCGCGGGTGCTGCGCGGCGGGTACGTCGCGATGAAATGCGGCACCGACGGCCTCGTGGAAGCCCGGAACAAGGCTGTGCAAGGGTTCCTCGCCGAGAACAAGGCCGACTGGCTGTTCTGGATCGACACCGACATGGGGTTCGCGCCGGACACCCTGGAACGGCTGATGGACGCCGCGGACCCGGTCGAGCGACCCATCGTCGGCGCGTTGGCTTTCACCCAACGCGAAGAGGAACAAGACGGCATGGGTGGCTGGCGGTGCCGCGCCACCCCGACGGTGTTCGACTGGGCGAAACTCGACGACGGGGCGATGGGGTACACGGTCCGCTGGGACTACCCGGTGGACGCTCTCGTGCCGTGCGCGGGGACTGGGGCGGCGTGTGTGCTGATCCACCGGTCGGTGTTTGAACGGATCGGCGAGAAGTACGGCGAGCACTGGTATGACCGGGTGCCGAACCCGACGATGGGGAAGGTCGTCTCGGAGGATCTGTCGTTTTGCCTGCGTGCGGGGTCGCTGCAGATCCCGGTGCACGTCCACACGGGTGTGAAGACGTCGCATCAGAAGGTGCTGTGGCTGGGCGAGGGCGACTACTTCGGGCAGGTGGCGCTGTCGAAGCTGCTACCCGACGCGCCGCCGGCGACGGAGCGGACAGCGGTCATCGTGCCTGTCCTGAACCGGCCGCAGAACGCCGCACCGTTCATGGAATCACTCAAGTCCTCCGGTGCAGACCTAGCAGACGTGTACGCGGTCTGCGACGAGGGCGACCTTGAGTCGATCGCCGCATGGGACGCGACAGACGCGAACGTCATCACCCTCGAGCCCGGCCACGATCCGGGGACATTCGCCGAGAAAGTCAACGCCGGTTACCGGCTCACCGAGCAGCTTTGGCTGTTCCTGGCTGGCGACGACGTGAAGTTCAAGCCCGGCTGGCTCGACCACGCCCAACACGCCGCTAGGGACGGGTACGACGTCATCGGCACCAACGACCTCCACAACCCACTCGTCAAGGCAGGCGAGCACGCCACCCACCTGCTGGTCCGCCGCGCCTACGTCGACGAGCAGGGCGCGTCGTGGGACGGCCCGAAAGTCGTCGCGCACGAGGGATACCGGCACTGGTTCGTCGACAACGAGGTGGTCACCGCCGCGAAGCAACGCGGCGTCTGGAAGATGGCGCTGCAGTCCCACGTCGAGCACCTACACCCGCTGTGGGGCCTCGCCCCCGACGACGACACGTACCGGTTGGGGCAGGCCCACGCCGAGCAGGACCAGGCGCTGTTCCAGGAACGGCTGAAGGCGAATGCACCCTGAGGCGATGGCGTGGATCGCCGCGCACGCCACAGACCAGCCCGTCACCGTGCTCGACATCGGCGGCCGGGATGTCACCGGGCCGTGGGGCGGTTCACCCCGCCACCTGTTCCCCAACGCCGTCTACGACGTGCTGGACATCAACGCAGGCCCCGACGTCGACATCGTCGCCGACGCGGCGACCTGGGAACCGAACGGGCGCCGCTACGACGTCGTCATCGCCGCCGAGTGCTTCGAGCACACCAGTTCGTGGCCGGCGATCTGCCGG